CAATGTAGTTTATATTGTTGGTGAGTGACCTCTTTTAGAAACCATATAAAATGACATTATGAATTTGATGTCATTTTTTCCTGATGGATATGAGCCTCTCCAACAACAATCGGAAATCATTCCGCGTATTGAAAGAGCATTTGAATCAGGAAAGAAGTTTGTTATTTGTTGTGCGCCTACCGGATCGGGCAAATCTTTTCTTTCAAAAACATTAGCCAATAGCAGTTCTGTTTCAACAGCAGAATATATTAATTCCATTAATAGCAATCAGGCATTTTCAATGGATCAATTTGGAAAATATCTTGATCCAGATAATTGTGCATATATGTCTTCTTTCGGTGCTATTGCTTTGACCATTACTAAAACATTGCAGGATCAATATGCAATGCTATTTAATGATTCAAAAGTATTGAAGGGAAAATCAAATCATGTATGTGCTATTGATCCGAAATTTACTGTTGATATTGCCCCTTGTATTTTCAATTCAGATTTAAAGCATGAATGCCAAGTTGCTAATAAGTGCCCATATTATAATGCAAGAAATGAAACATTAGTATCACAATTTGGTGTATTGAATTACAGTATGTTTCTTTCATTACCGGATCATGTAAAGAAGCGTGATTACCTCATTTGTGATGAAGCTTCTGAATTGGAAGATGAATTAGTTAAAAGATTTTCGAGAGAATTAAATTTTAAGATTCTCAAGAAGATGAATATTTCAATTACATCTATTCCAATTAATAATTATACAAAGTTTCGTTCTTGGTTAGAAAATTTTGTTGGCGACCTGAGTGAAGAGGTAGACACATTAAGAGAGTCTTTAAAGAAAAAGAAATCTAATATTGCATTAGCTGATAGACAGAAATTATCGTTATTTACAAATTTGCATATGTCTCTTAAGAGTACTATTGATACGTGGGATGATTGTGAATATATTTTAGAAAAGACCAATGAAGCAATTACATTGAAACCTTTGAGGGTAGATAAGCTATCACAGCATGTATTCAAATTCGGTGAGAAGATTTTATTGATGTCTGCAACAATTATTGATCATAAGCATTTTGCAAAGACCCTAGGCATTACAGATTATGAATATATTGAAGTGGATTCAACATTCTCACCAAAGAAAGCACCTATCTTTTGTACCGGTAAGGTTAAATTGAATTATAAAAATTTAAAAACATCACTTCCATATATCGCAAAGCAAATTAAAAATCTCTGTGATCAACATAAAGATGTTAAGGGTGTAATCCATACACATACTATGGAAATTACTAATTATTTGAGAAATAATATTAATGATCCTAGATTCATCTTTCGTGGTGATGGCATGACAAATGAACAAATCCTCAAACAACATTTGGAAGATCCATCTCCAACCATTTTAGTATCACCATCATTGACTTATGGTGTAGACTTGAAAGATGATCTAGCTAGATTTCAGATTCTTGTTAAAGCTGCATATATGCCTTTAGGAGATGAAAGAATCAAACGACTCTTCAAGGAAGATGGTCAATGGTATGTCAATAAGATGCTTAATAATCTCATCCAAGCATGTGGAAGGGGTGTAAGGTCTGTTGATGACTATTGTGTCACTTATGTTTTGGACGGATGTATTGTTGATGCTGTTATTCAGAACAAAACAAGACTACCGAAGTACTTCTTGAAGCGGTTCAATTAAATATATGTGTGGAAATACAGACATTTCATTTTGAGATACGTGATATCATATCGCAATTTATAGCTGCGTTTGATGATGTAGTTATAAATCGATATGATAAAAATCGTAGTGCAAGATCAAATGTTAAAGTAAGATATGTTTATTCTCCGAAAGAAAGAGTATTATTTGACCTAGTTAATAAAGCACAAAATATGACATTGCCTGTTATTGCAGTTAATGTCACAGGAATAAGTAGGGATGAAAACAGAGTTTTTTCGAAGCTTTATGGATTTGATGAAAGTGATCACTATGCTGACTTGAAGCCGGGTAAAACACATGCACATATTAACATGCCTGTTCCAGTTGATATTGCAATTTCTATGTCAATTCTAACTGAATATCAAACAGACATGGATCAAATATTATCTAATTTTATTCCGTATTCTAATCCATATGTTGTTATAGCTTGGAAAATACCGGATATCATGGGGACAGCAACTCCTCAAGAAATTAGATCACAAGTTATTTGGTCTGGTGATATGTCCATGTCTTATCCTACTGATACAACTAAGTCAGACAAATACAGAATTGAAGCTTCGACTACCTTTACTATTAAGGGGTGGTTATTTCCTAAAGAAACGCCCAAACAACAAAACATATTTTTTATCAAAACTGATTTCTCTTCAGCACTATTAGAATGTGATAATTTTTATACAGCTAATGCAGATACTATTCAACTGCCCGAAAAACACAATACCAGGACTATAGAATTTTCTGCAGCACCTGCTTGTACTTCAATATTCTTCCATGGTACTCTAATAGATAGTGATTTCGTATTCCAAAAAGAAGAAGCAGATTATCCATTCATGCTTCTAGGCAATAATTACGACCACACAACAAATGTCTTATTGTCTTCTTCGGCAACTATTTTACCATCCACACTTACTATTTTAAATTTTGATTATTATCCCCCCGTAAGTGCATATAACCTTCCATTATCATGTTATAAAATTTTAAACAATTATACCATCGAATTAAATTTACCTGAATTGATTAGTAATGGAACATTTAATATCATAGTTGCTAATAGAGCGGGTTGGCAAAAATTCAGATATGATATGAACATAGGTGATGCGCCAGATAGTAGTACGCTACCGCCACCAGAACCACCACCACCACCAATTACAGATGTGACAGGGAAATACTTCTTCTCATTGCTTAATAATGATTGGTATGATTTAGCTAACTGGTATGGTGACTTCAATAAAACAATTCCAGCTACGCTATTACCCGACGACACAACCGACGTCATTGTTTTAGAACACACATTGAGACCTGTTGTAGATTTGGATAATTTTGAATGGCAAGATCCAAAAAGCATCGATGCTACATTCGCCGGCATTACATTTGCTTCAACTGCTGGTAGCTTAGTATATGCACCTATTGTAGGTGATGTCATTTATAATGGCAATGCAGGTCACGGTTAAAATATTAAAGAGTACGATAAATAGTGGAAATGAGTTCTTCAGATGATGGTCGTTCTTCAACATTTGGCAGAGACTTGATGAATTATATTTCATCAAAGTTGCCGTATTCTGGTTATAATGTTTTAGATGCATCAGATAAGTTGAATCCAAAATTTAAGTATTTCGAAGAAGTAGGCTCAAGAAGAGCAGAGGCTTTATCTAGACATTCTGTATCACAAAATAGTGATTATAATAATGCTGGTGTCGGCGCCATTCAAAAAGATTCCAGATTCTCTGAAATCATGTATGCTAATATCCAAAAGGATAAACCAGCACGTATACGTGACTATAGAATCATTGCTGCCTTCTCGGAAGTATCGGATGCACTTGACGAAATTTGTGACGAAGTAATCAATAAAGATTCTGAAGGTAATATTATTAAATTGAAATTCAAAAATGATAATTTAAACGAAATCCAAGAAGAAAGTCTTCATAAAGAATTTCAAAAGTATATTCAATATTTTGATTTAGAAAATAAAGGATGGGATATTTTTCGTTCTCTTTTAATTGAAGGCGAGGTGTTCTTTGAACATATTATTCATGAAAAATATCCAAAAGAAGGTATCTTGGGAACCGTTCAAGTAGCATCAGACATGATTGATCCTGTTTTTACCAATGTACAAAACATGATGGTAAAAGCTTTTTTATATAGAAAGCCAAAATTTGATCCTAATAATCCAACTAAACAAGTTGGGCACGAGTATATCCCAATGGATAAAAATCAAATTACTTATATTCATTCTGGAATTTGGAATGAGAATAAGACAATGCGATTGCCATTCTTAGAAAATGCTAGACGCGCCTATAGGCAATTGTCTATGATTGAAGATGCTATTATCATTTATCGGTTGGTAAGAGCACCTGAACGATTAGTATTCAATGTAGATGTAGGTAACATGCCTGCCCCCAAAGCAGAGTCATATCTCAGAAAATTGCAACAGCAATATTGGTCTTCAAAAACCTTTGATAATAATCAAGGCGGCGTAGTTCAGAAATTTAACCCACAAACCATGTTAGATAGTTACTGGTTTGCGAAACGGGCCGGATCAGAAGGTACTTCAGTTACTACACTACCCGGCGGTGCTAATTTGGGACAATTAGATGATTTGATGTACTTCATGAAGAAGTTATATCGAGCATTAAAAATACCTTCTTCTCGTTTGGATCCTCAAGATACATTCAAAGACGGACAAGAAATTCTCCGCGAAGAATTAAAATTTGCTAGATTTATTATTCGTCTGCAACAACAAATAGCAGCAGGTTTTAAAAATGGATTTATTACACACCTTCAATTAAAGGGATTATGGTCTGATTTCAAATTAAAAGAACAACATTTTGATTTAGAATTTAACGTACCCACCAATTTCTATGAATTGAGAGAAAGCCAGAAGATGGAAATGAAAGTGAATAACTTCAACAATATGGCTAATAATCAAAGTATTTCACCTTCATATGCACAAAAGAAATACTTGGGTTGGTCTGATATTGATGTTAAGGCAAATAGAGAATTCTTGCGAAGAGATAAAGAATTTGCTTGGGAATTGGCTCAAATCGAACAGGCAGGTCCTGATTGGAAAGCTGTTGTAAATGCTCAAGCTGCGGCCGCGGTTGAACCCGGCGGTCTGGGTGGTGGCAGTTCTGCATCAGGAGGTGGTTCTACACCACCACCGTTCGTGGGTGGCCCGGCTCCAACAGGAGCTCCTGAACCATCAGGAGGTGAAACACCCGCACCAGAAACAGGTGCACCCGAAGCTGAAACACCAGCACCTACGCCAGCAGCTGGAACATAAATATAATTATGTCCTGCTCGTTAACGCCAATTACTGCATTTCAAAGTACAAATTTAAATAGTAGAATTGATTCTTATTCGCGTTTAGCAGATCGTATTGTTAGAATGCTGGGTGCTCCTTTAATTTCTGTAGAGACACATCAAGATCAAATATTCGAAGCTATTGCAATTTCATGTGAAATGTTCACAAAATTTGCTGGATATACTAAAGAATATCTAGTATTCGATTCGGCATTATATGAAAGAGGGAAAGGTATTAGATTAGATTATCTTTATACACTATCAAATACCAACTTGACCAATGAACAAGTTGATAAACATTCAACTTTATCAACAACTACGTCACCTTATGTAAATGACCACGAACCCGTTTATATAACATTATCTTCTATACCGGGTTCTTATTTTTCAGGTTCTTCTGCATTATCATCTATATTTTCTGATGATTTAAGAGCCAATCAAATTCTAGATAAAGAAATAAGAGATTTGATTGTAACACATAATGCATCATTATCTTCTTTATTTCAAGAATCTGATATTCAAAAATATTCGTACCGCGGTGAAAAAGATGCACTTCCAAATGCACCTATTAATAAGATGTTTGATTATGATCTCATGGATTATCGCCGTGTTATATCTGTAACAGACTTCGAAGAAGGTTCTACATCAGGCATTAATACATTGTTTACTATTGAGCAAACCTTAGCACAGCAAACATATTTCTCTTATGCAATGGGCAATTACGGATTTGATTTGGTTTCTTGGTATACCTTAAAAGAATGGCTCGAATTAAGAGAGAAGTTACTTTCCACAAAAAGAAGTTTTGATTTTGATGAGAGAACCCAATATCTAAGAATGTATCCAGAACCAAATGATTCAACAAGATTCTATGGCGTATTAGCTTGTTATGTTGAAAGACCAATAAGAGATATCATCAAGGAAATCTGGGTGTATAAGTATACATTAGCACAAATTAAAGTACTAGTAGGTACTATCAGAGGTAAGATACCAGTAACAATGTTTGGTGGTCAAATCTTTAATGCAGATCTTCTAAATCAGGGCAGAGAAGAGATGAGAGAACTTGAACAACAATTGTTTACAGCATCTGCGGGCTTCGGCGATTCGGATCCTGTGACTTTTTTGGTGGGTTAATAATATATGCCTTCTTTATCTAAAGATCCTAGATTTAAACAAGGAATCTATACTCCTAAAAATAAAGAAAAGTTTATTGGAAAGATTGCGATATATAGATCTTCTTTTGAATTACAGTTTATGCGTTGGGCCGACAATAACCCCAACGTACTAGAATGGGGTTCAGAAAATATTATTGTTCCTTATAGAAGTCCTATTGACAATCGTGTGCATAGATATTATGTCGATAATTTTTTGGTTTTAAAAGAAGGAGAAGTTATTAAAAAATACCTTGTTGAAATAAAGCCATCTTCTCAAACACAAAAACCAAAACATTCTAATAGAAAGAAAAAACAAACTATTCTTTATGAGAATGCACAGTATGCAGTAAATCAAGCTAAATGGGAATCAGCTCGTGCATTTGCTAAACAAAAAGGATTTGAGTTTGTTATACTAACCGAGAAAGAACTTTTTTCTAAATAATAAAAAGATTTCGAAAAAGCATAAATATCGTTATGCCTCTTAGACTAATCGTCGAAAAACCTGCACCCGAAGAACAGTTTGAATATATCCTAGAAGAAAAAGATAGGAACACTCCCGCCACACTTTTTATTCGTGGTCCTTATATGATGGCTGAAGGTGTTAATCGCAATAATCGTTTATATCCGATTAGTGAAATGGAAAGAGAAGTAGAACGTTATCGTACAGAGATGATTACAACATCGCGCGCTATGGGTGAATTAAATCATCCGACTAATGCTGATGTAGACTTAGAAAGAGCATGTCATTTAGTAACAGAATTAAAACAAGATGGAAATGTTTTCTATGGCAAAAGTAAAGTTTTGAATACACCATGTGGTTTAATTGTTAAATCATTGATTAATGATGGGGTTAGAGTTGGTATGTCATCACGTGCGTTGGGTCAACTAGTTGAGAGTGGTGGTAAGAATGTAGTAAAAGATATGAGGCTTGTAGCTGTTGATTGTGTTGCAGATCCCTCTTTTCCCAAAGCATTCGTAAATGGTATTTTAGAATCTAAGCAATGGGTATTATCACAAGACGGAAAATTCGAAGAAGATTATGATCGTTTCGAATCTAATATTTCGTCATTACCAAAGCATGATGTTGATGAGTATTTGAGAAAAATTGTATTAGAGTTTATTAATAAAATTAAATAAGCATAAATATCCTTATGAGCCAAATACAAGCTATTAAAAAAATTATCCAGTGTATTAGTGAAAAAAATTATGCACAAGCTGATAAATACTTGAAATTAGTCGTGACCGAAAAAATGAAATCACGTATTAAGAAAGCAATTGCAACTCAAAACATTTTTTAAACGATATGCCCAAGGATATTACAACACTTTTAAAAGAAGCGACCAAAGACCTCCTTTCCGAGGAATCGCTTAAATTAATCAAAGAATCATTCGAAGCCGCAGTTAATGAAAAGGTTTCTATTCACGTAGAAAAGGCATTAACTGAACAAGACGCCGAATATACAACAAAGCTCGAACATCTTCTCGAAGTTCAAGATGCTGATCACACCAATAAGTTAAAGAAAGTAGCAGAAGCTATTGATTTAAATAATACCAAAAAATTACAAGCTGTTGTAAAGCGTTATAGTCAAGCTTTAACAGAACAAGCCAGTAACTTCCGAGATGGTTTAGTTGACAATCTTTCAAAATATCTTGATGTATATCTCGAGAAGGCAATGCCTACCAAAGAATTAAACGAAGCTGTAAAGGATAAAAAGGCACGTATCGTCTTAGAAAATCTTCGTAGAACATTAGCAGTAGATTCCGCTCTTATGGCTGAATCCATTCAAGAGGCTGTATATGATGGTGCTAATACCATTGCACAAGCAACAGCATCTAATGAACAATTGACTGAACAAGTATCTACTCTCACAGAACAATTAGAAGAAGTTAAAGCTCAATTAGTTCTTGAACAAAAACTTTCATCTGTCACACCTGAGAAACGCTCTTATGTAAAGAGAGTTCTTCAAGGTAAAGACTCACAATTTATTACAGAAAACTTTGATTACACCATTTCTCTCTTTGACCAAAAAGAAGAAGAAAGAGTAGAGGCACTTCGCGAAGAAGCTCTAGAAAATTCAGTAATCAAAGAGTCGGTTTCAATTCCTGCTTCTGAGGAAGAGGTAATTGAAGAATCAACCGCAGTTTCAACCCCTTTCCTCCCAGCTTACTTAAGTGAGCTCGGGAAGTACTAATTTAGTCGAAGTAACCAATACTTGAACATCCTGGACGAAGGTCCTTGAGGTCGAATAAAAAAATAAGAAAGGAAAAGACAATCTTTATGCAAATCAAACCTACACAAGCATATATCGATAAGAGTCGTGCAGAAGCACTTCTTGAGAAATGGGCACCTGTGCTCAATTATTCTTCCAAGACAGTTGCTCCTCTCGAAGACGCACATACACGTTTAAATACCGCAATGCTTCTTGAAAACCAAGAAACATGGTGCTTAAACGAAGCTGGTAACGTTGCTGGAGGAACAAATTCATTGTTCAATTACGGCAGTGTTGACGTTGGTGGTACCGGTGGAAAATTCGGAAACACTGACAGCTATGCAGCTGGCGATGCCCGTCTTCCTAAGATTCTCATCCCAATGATTCGTCGTACATTCCCTGAACTCATTTCTAATGAAATTGTCGGGGTTCAACCAATGAGTGGTCCTGTCGGACTTGCTTTCGCTCTTCGTTATAAGTATGCAAATACTACACTCGGAACAGGCGGAGCAGACGGCGGAGTCGGTGGAGATTCCACCAATCACCCATATGCTAATGTTTCCTACGGTGCCGGACTGCCTGGTGCAAACGAAATCGGATATCAACATCTCGATACACGTTATACAGGTGCTTCTTCGGGTGCTCTCTCAGGTAATGCTGAGTGGTCATTCGCAGCTCAAGATCAAGGCGTTGCTGAAATCTTGAAGAGCTTTGAAATCAATTCAAAGATTCCTACCGTTGAAGTCTCTTTCGAGAAGACAGCAGTAGAAGCTGGAACACGCCGCTTAGGTGCACGTTGGTCCGTTGAACTTGAACAAGATCTTAAGAATATGAACGGCATCGATATCGACGCTGAGATCACAAATGCTATGGCATATGAGATCCAAGCCGAAATCGATCGTGAAATGATCATCCGTATGATCCAAACCGCCCTTAATGGTGGTCAAGGAGCTGGATATTCTATCTGGAGCCCAATCTCCGCAGATGGTCGTTGGTTAGTTGAGCGCAATCGTGATTTCTATCAACGTTTGATCGTTGAAGCAAATCGTATTGCAGTTCGTAACCGCCGTGGTGCTGCTAACTTCGTTGTAGCTACACCTCGCGTATGTGCAATCCTTGAAATGCTTCCTGAATTCCAGTGGGCACCAGTTCAAGGTTCTGTAAATACACAACCAGTCGGAGTTGCCAAAGTTGGTAATCTCGGAGGTCGTTTCAATGTATACCGTGATACACGTACAGAAGTACAAAATACTTCACAGTATGGTGATCAAGGTTATGGTAGTCCTCGTGCTGGTGTTGAATATGCGCTTCTTGGTTACAAGGGGCCAGAATTCTATGACACTGGTATCATCTACTGCCCATACATCCCTGTTATGGTTCAAAGAACAATTGGTCCTAATGATTTCGCACCACGCGTTGGATTGCTCACCCGCTACGGCGTTGTTGACAATATCTTCGGTGCTAATCTCTATTATCACATTATTCTTGTCAAGAATTTGGGACAAGCATTTACACCAGGCGCAAACAGCGTATACTTCTAAGAAGTATTGTAAAGCTAAAAACTTTAAGATCCGGTTCGAAAGAGCCGGATCTTTTTTTCTTTAAAGGATAAATAATCTCATGGCAACTCAAACTGATTCAATCGTATTCGTGTCTACAAGACCAGAAAGTTCTGTATATGGCGGATCTTCAAATTTAAAGCTTGGTGCACAAGTAGCAACTGTTAGTGGTAAGACTATCGTAGCTATAGCATATAATGGCATTACTAATACACAATCTGCTTCGTCTGTTGTTAAGATTGGTACGGGTGCATTAGAATTATCTGCTGGTAGTGCATATAATGGTCAAACCATGTATGCTTATTGTTCTGACAGAACAGCTGTTCCATTTGTTTTAAATATTAATGCTTCTGGTGGAGTACAGACTTTAACTGCAGCTGCAGTTTCTCTTTGGACTCCTAATGAAGTAAGACTTCGTAGACAAGAAATTATCTAATTAAAGTTTACCACCTGATTTATGAGTGGCGTGATCTTCACCTAGGAGATCACGCCATTTTTTTCTAACTCTTTCTCTCAAATCATCAACGCCGGTTTCTTTAATAGCAGAGGTTCTAAATCCAGAACAGGTAACATAATTTAGTACGCGTCGAACCCTCCATGGATCATTGGGATCCTTTTCAAAATAATCGGTAAGCTTACGAAGACATTCTTTGCCTTGTGTATTCCATTTGCCTTTAAACCAAAGACGTAGCTTTTGCCATTCTGGATTATCAACTACTTTCTTGATATTGGTTCCCTTAACAATTTGAGCTTCATTCTTCATGAAGTTATAATATGGGGTTTCTTATAGTTCAATTTCATTGAATGCAGAAACATCTACTTCTGTATTTCTTGCGCCAATCTTATAAGAAGTAATACCTGTTTCTTGTGGTGCTACTTGAACCTTATCTGAATTCATAAATGCATCATACCAAGATCCTAATGGATTCTTTTTAGTATCAAAAATCTTTTTATATCCTAAAGAAGTTAATCGGTTATTAGCTAACCATTCAACATATTGTTTTAATACATCTGCATTAAGTCCTAATAATCCACCATTTGAAAAGAGGTAATCGGCCCATTTCTTTTCAATATCTACTGCTAATCCATAAGCATCATAAATCTTCTGTTCGTTAGCTTTAACAATGTCTTGGAAGCCTTCTTCTGGATTATTCTTCAAATAACCAAGAACATTCTGGCTTACTGCAACATGAAGGTTTTCATCTCTTGCAATGAGCTTAATGATTTTAGCATTCCCTTCCATCTTTCCCCTTGCGCCGAAGAAAAAACTACATACGAAAGAAGTATAAAAAGCAAGACCTTCAGTAATTTGCGTAGATAAAAGCGCATCAAATATCTGAGTTCTAACATCACTATTTTGCCCAAATAATTTATCATAATCTTTTTTAGCAGCATTGGCTCTACTTTGAATCTCTCCATCTGTAAGAATTGAATTCCAGAATGTTGATTCGTCTGGATAAACATTCTTAAGAATGTGTGAATAAGAACGTGAATGAATGTTAGATTCAAAGAATGCCCATACATTCATAGCAGCTTCTAATTCAGGATTAGAGACATATTCAGCCATTTTAAAGATAGAGCGTGATAACATACTATCAGTCATGGTTTGCCATTTAAGATTCGTATCAAAAACAAACCTTTCTGCATCACTCAATTCATGATAGTCATTACGATCTTTTAAAAGAGATACCTCATTTGGTCTCCAAAAGAATTCTTCCATCTTCTCTGCCAATTCAAATAGCTTTGGATATTTCAATTGATCATACCGCTGCAAAGAGAGATCTTTGCCTAAGAAAAGTGGTTCGTTCCGCGTATCAACATTATCAATATTCAAAACAGTTCTCATAATTTTATTATAGTATTATTTTTTAGATATCCATTTAATTCTTTTACTACTCTTCTTTTTTCTTTTAGACCCCGTGCACATAGCCTTAGTAGGTCTACATGCGGGATAACCCTTTCTTTTTTCGCCTTCTTGTCTTCCGCATGGTTTACCTGTTTTACAATCAATCCATCCCTTACCATGATTGCGATCAAACCAACCTTTAAGGCCCCTTTCTTTTTCTAGTTTAAAACCTTCTAGAAGAAGATCTATTAATTGGTCTAGAGTGTTCATTTTGATTTACCCCAGTTTTTAGCACCCCTTTTTCTGCATTTAACTAATGCGCCCGATGCATAAGCAGAAGGCCATACTTTGTATCTACTCTTTACCTTATAATAGCAAGCATCCTTCTTCTCACGAAGAAGGATGTCAATCATCTCATTTAAATCCATGTATATATTTATCTATATCATAGGGTACAAGCTCCACCAGCACATTTCTCATCACTACTTGCGGACTGTTTATCTCCGTCTGACGTATTAGAATAATATAAACATTTAATGCCCATAGAATAAGCATGTAATAAATCTTTTATCACTACAGCATCAGGAAGTAAGCGATCTGGATAATTATCATAATTATAATAGAGGTTACCTGATATTGCTTGGTCAATCCATTTTTGAGCCGCGGCCATTACATTGATAAGACCAATATTATCTGGCATATCAAATGCTAAAGTATACTTATTTTTATTAGTTGCAAAATTAGGTACCAAAACAGGTATAGTAGAAGCTTTGGAAGTTTTATATGTCATCAAAGATCTTACCGGCTCAATGCCGTTAGTAGAATTTTGAATCACCGATGAGCTTTCTACAGGCATTTGTGCGGTTAAAGTAGAATTTCTCAATCCATGCTTAAGAATACGAGCTCTCAAATCATTCCAATCCATTGATGATTTTCTAGTGACAATCTGATCTACTTTTGTTTTATAAGTGTCGATTGGCAAAATACCTTTGCTATATTTGGTTAAATGAAATTTTTCACACTTGCCTTTCTCTTCTGCTAAAGTACATGATGCTGATAATAAATGATATTGGATCTTTTCAAACCATTCATCGACAAAATTAGGAGCTTCTGTATCTGTATATTTGATATTGTTCTTAGCTAGGAGAGCGGCTAGATTGGTAACACCAACGCCTAATGCTCTTCTACCTTCAATAAAATTCTTTGCAGCTGGTGTAAACCAATCTTGATAAGAGATCAATTCATCCAACATGCGAACAATAATATCACAAGTATTAATTAAATCAGCATCATCCTTAATCTCTAGTAAATTAAGCGCAGAAAGTATGCAAATACCGATTTCACCATTTGGATCATCAATATGATTAATTGGTGTTGTAGGGAACGTAATTTCAGTGCATAGATTGGTCATGGTAACGCGGTCTAAGAATGCACCATGATCATTACAGTGATCAATATTCATTGCATAGATGCGGCCGGTTTCTGTTCTTTCTTTTACGAACAATGACATTAGTTGCTTTGCACTTATCTTGCGTTTATACCGTATTTTTGCGTTGTTCTCAGCGGCTTTATAGAGCTCGTCAAATTCTGGTAACCCCCACGAATCAACTAATTCAGGAACCTCGTGCGGTGAGAACAAAGTAATACCTTCATTCTTCATAAAGCGCTCATAGAACAGCTTTGAAAATTGAATGACGTAGTCTAGATGTCTGACACGTGAATCTTCGGTACCGCCATTATTTTTTAATACCATGACGTCTTCAATATCCCAATGCCAGAAGGGGGTATTAACAGTACCGCCACCACCGCGCAAACCATTTTGTTGAAGTGATTTTACCGTAGATTCAAAAACCTTTAAGAAAGGAATAGCACCAGTATGAATAACAGAACCACCTTTGATTTCAGTACCCAAACCACGAATACGACCAAAATTCAAACCAATGCCATATCGTTGCGCTGTTGCATAACCAGAAGCCATTACAGAAGAGAATATACTTTCTTTTGAATCACCAACATCAATAAGACAGCAAGATGCATATTGCTTGAGTGGGCCCCGAATACCAGCCATTTGCGGCGTCGGTAAGTTAATTTTAAATTTAGAGAAAGCATCATACGCCTTCTTAACATAATTCAAACGAATGTCCTTAGGATATTTATGAAAGGCTACCATAGCAATAAGCATATAAACAAATTGCGGTGTTTCATAGATCTCTTTTGTTTTGCGATTCTGAATAAGATACTTATCCACTAATTGTTTAATACCAGCATAGGTAAAGTTGTAATCCCTATCGTGGTTAATTTTTTCATCTAACTTATCAATTTCGTCTAAAGAATACATTTCTAATAGATCAACATCATATACCGATCGCTCTATATTCCTTTTAATAAGATCAATAAGCTTAGGTGGATTTTTACCGCCCCAAACATCTTTACGCAATTGATAATTTAAAAGTCGTGATGCTACCCATTGATAATTGGGCGAATCTTCAGTAAAGAGATTAGCTGCAGATTCAATTAGAACTTTATGGATTTCCTTTGTAGAAATCCCGTCCACGATATTAATTTTAGCATTGATTTCGATATCAGAAAGAGATACACCAGATATCCCCTCTATAGCCCACGAAATAACTTTATTAATTTTCTCAACATCAAATTCTTCTTTCTCTTTATTTCGCTTTACAACTTTCATAGGACATGTATTTAGGAAGTATGATTATGACTTAGCTTGTTTAAAAAACAATATTAAAAATAGATAAATAGGCATCAAAGCTTCTTTATATTTTCAATAAATGCGGCGACGTCAGGATCTGATTTCTTAATACTAATACTTTCAAATCTAGCTAGATCATCATTTTCATTTAAATTCTTGATGTCATCAAGAATTGATTGGTCGATAACAGGAACCTTTTTATCGACCTTTAAAAGGTCTCTAATCTCATCAATTGAATAACCCCTATTCAATAATCCTGAAGCCTGTCTGCATACATACTTCTTTTGAAGTTCTTCTTCATTACCAAATTCTGTTACTTTTTTTTGGTAATATTCATTATTAAAATTAAAACTCTTTCCTGTAATTACGCAGGTTACTTTTTTTGCCATGCTTTATTTTAAGATCTTTTTTTTCTTTTTCTCTTCTTTTTTAATAAAACCGGTTTGTCTTCGATGGGATTTGTTCCCATGGGGACATAACCCGCAAAATTGCCAGAGAAAGAATAAAGATTTTGAGGAGCATAAGGGGGGTTATACTCTTCTAACATCATTAAAATTAATTCATTTAAATTCATATTATTCCCACGGAAATACTAACCATGTATCTTTTTCAAATTGTCTGCTATAAAAATCGGGTACTAATGAAGTACCTGTCTTTGTATAAGGTGCTAACGTATATACGTTATCAAATATATATTTATAATTATCTACTGCAAATTGAAATGTATTTCCAGAATCAGATAAATCATCAACTATCAAAAGATTTTTGCGTTGATCTATAACACTAACAATAGAATCCATACAAGTCTGATATAACACAATGTCGGATTGTTTATTATCATTGGTGTATGATTTTAAACCGAGCATTCGAAGAGGGATGTTTAATTTATTTGAAATAATAGTAGCAGGAATAGAACCGCCGCGCATCAAACCTATGACTAAATCAAATTTCTTATTCAGCTGATTAATACAGCAATTGATATCACTTTGAAAGTCATTCCAGGTAATAATTACTTTTTCCATATTTCATTATAATCACTTTTCTTATAAATATCTATATGGCAGATGATTTTTATGCTTTAAAGCGCATTTATGAAGGTTATAATGTTGGAACGCAATCTAGTTTTCAACATTCTGATGTGACATCTGACCATGATCATTCTTATGAAACAACTTCATCTATGATGGGACCCGGCCATGGCCCAGTAGTAGGAAGTAATACGGGATTGGGATCAGCTGAAGATATTTTAGATGCTCCTATAAAAAGATATTCGGCTGATGAATTAAAAGATGATTTGATTAAAAGAATTAGTGAAGAATTGGATGAAGCTAAAGAACAAAAAATGTCTTATGCTGAAAATTCTCTTAAAAGACTTTTGAATTTTTTACTTGATCTAGATAAAACACAAGATTAATGTTTTACAATAAAATCATGGATTGTGTCTACTGTCCATGAAAATGCCGCGGCAGCCGTTGGAAATAATAAAGCATAAATAGTACCATGCTTTATGAAAATAAGAGGCGAAAGAATTACACCAGACCAAAAACCCAAACATAATGAACATTTAAAGAGTTCATTAAAAAAAGAATTAGTAGATAATATATCTCTAATTTTTTTAAGGATTGACCCATATTTTAAAATATAGGTCAAACCTAGAGAACTGATCAGCTCAAACCACATGCATTAGTATCACATTGATTTTCTACTTGATACTGTGTAACAGCTTCTTTCAACATAATAAATTCTTCTTTTGTCAATTTAATTTGACCACCAAAATCATCCGAGATAGAAATATCATTTTCATTTTCGGTAATTACAGGACAACAAGAACCATTTCTGCCGCATAATGTGTACTTAAACATATATTAAATTTATTATTAATATATTATATTTCAATAAATAATGACATGTTTTCAATTGGTAGTTTAATTTTAGAGCAGCTTTATATGCAAATGAAGGACATGAATGAAAAGGCTGTCAATAAAATTGAAGACCTTGTTTTATATATAAAAAATTATATTAAAGAACAAAGCAGCCAATACAAAAATTTATCATTCGAACAATTTGTTGTTGCGGCATTTAGAGGCAAAAATGAACAGCGAATACAAAGTTTATACGCCTTAAAAAAAGCTTTAACTCTTAAGGGATACAATGCAAAGGTCGTTGATTCAATACCTAGTGCACATGGTTATGAACAAAAAATTCCCGGATTATATTTTGGAAAATTGCCGGTATATGATGAAGAGAAACAAGAAGAAAAAACTGTTGACATTTATTTTACAATAGAATTTGGACTAGCATTGGCATATACATTTGCAGAAGAAGGTATACTAGTAATATGTCCCGAAATTTTCTTTAAATCAACGCATGATATAAATGGATTATTATATCATGAAATGATACATCTCACACAGCCAACAAAAAAAATGCCTAGGCGATATGTAAAAAGTCGCGCTATTAATCCACGTCCTGGCAGAGTCGGACTACAAGATTATTTTGATTATATAAGGGCCAAAATAGAATTCGAAGCAGCATTAGGTGGTGTTATACAATCTCTTAGACGTAATTTTAAAACCCTCTATAATAAAGCGCCTAATGATCAATTGTGGCAAAGAACTCGCGATATACAATTGAACAAACTCAAAACATTAACAGAATTGGATCGAAAAGCTGTTTTAAAAGAATTTAGCATTAATTATACTGAAGAAAATCACATGCCTTTTGAAAATTCAATTATCCCTTTTGACGAACAAATTTTATTACAGACAATATATTTTGCTTCACTAGGAGATGAAAAAACCTCAACCGGTAATGTTGGTCGGTTGAGGTGGAATCAATTAATTAATGGATTTAAGGCACTTTATAACGAATTATCACAATCTGAAGATTATGCAACGAAGTAATTGTTTTGAATAAACTTTTTAACTTCATGTAAAATAATACTAACACGATCTTCTACCGAACCCGATAGTCGAACAATCTTTGGAGGATTCTTATAGGTTGAAATATTTTCTAACCACTTCTCATAGTAATAAACAACCTTATCAAAGAATGCTTTATCTGTTGGTCTAGTACCATCTTCTTTTAATTCTAACTCTGGTTCAATATAAAAGATAATGTCATAACTTTTAAAACATTTTGATGCAATAATACCCAATGCTTGTTTAAAATCATTATCATCAAAATTTTCTAAAACGGTTTGTGTATACGATAGTCCATCTAATACACATCTATCAGCAATAATGGAACCTTTCTTCTTGCTGTATTCATAATACTTTGCGAGTACAAATAATTGCGTAACCTCGTCACCATCTTGGTTGATAGAAAATCCCTGCTTTTGAAGATCTCTGATTGGTGAAGAAATAAATTCATAATCTTTAAGCATTGCATTATTTTTTAATGCATTACATAAAGTGGTCTTACCTTGACTGTGTGCACCTGAAATACAAATATACATAGACGTATTATATATTAAAAATTATTTTCTGCCAACAATTTGTTTGAATGATTCAATATTATATTTGATCAAATCCAATTGATCATCATCTAATGTAGCACCAATATTATCTGCTAATAAGCCCATTGGTTTATCTTTTAAGCCCAAATCACCATTATATTTCATATAGTTAAATCCAGCCATAACCGGGTTACTAGTATCAACACTTCTAATATTATGAATATTTTTCTTCCAATAATATTTGAATTCTTGCGGCAATGCACAGCCCAAAAGGTGATGCGGTTTATCCCAATTCCAAATACCATCATCAATTAAATTTCTAATTAACCGTTGCCTGCCTGAAACCATTCTCTCTAATTTATTTTTACCGGTACCTAGGTATTCAAAGAAACTATATGCAAATGAAACAGCAATATAGTCTGCATGTTCTGACATGAACTTATAACAGTCTACAAAGTCTTGATATGTCTTCCCTTGAGTAGCACCAATCTTAAGAGATTTGATATCATTATATTCAGTAGTAAATTTTGTGAATGAATCTCTTGTAGCTTTACTATCTTCCCAAACATCAGGAACAATATAATAAGTAGGTTCAAGTAATTGAATCCATTTATGATATTCCTTGCTTTCGAAAGCTGTACCTAATTCAAAAATACTATTATCTAATAATACTTCACGATTAGCTAATACTGAAGATCTGAAAAAATTAAAATAATTATGATTATGTTCAAAAAGATGAACTAATGCATAATCGTAATCATTATAATTAATAGAATCTTTCAATAAGCATAATGGAGATTCATGCGATACTTTAATATTCATATAATGATTATATTGAGATACTTTTGAAATTTCAAGTAAATATTTTAGTGGAGATATTGAAACTAGCCGGCAATTTTTCGGGAAAGATGAATGATCTAGACCGCCTTGTCAAGATGTCACAAGGATTGATGTGTCTAGGGATGACAGCTGCTTCGTTACTAGCTAATCCGACAAATCTTTTTAAGGCAGTTGGATCCATAGCTGCTACCGCGGGGAATTTAATTGCAAATGCTGTCGCTGATAGGCTTTCCAGGAGAGTTGGTGATTTAACCAAAACTATAGTAGCGCCTTTAAAATTAATATCATCTTATCTAACAAGTATCAAAAATATACTTGATAATTTTGAAAGTGTATATCAAAAAATTAAGGGTAAAAAGGGTGATCTAGCTAGTTTTCTTTTTAATACACAAAATTGTGCTATACAAGCAGGTAATTTTTTAAATTGTATCTCAGCAGTAATAGCTCAAAAAGTTACTAAAAAGGCATTATTAAAAATTGATACTGAATTTGATAAAATACAAAAAGAAGTGGCTGCATCTGTGTATGCAGCTGGTGGCATATTAGAGCAAAGTGCTGGTCGACAAATTAGACAAGTAGAAAGATTATCAAAACAATTAAACGCAATGTTATAATATGTCAGTCTTCAATGAAAAAATATATGGGTTTACCAGAGGCATAGTAATTAAAAATGATGACCCCGCTAAGCGCGGCCGCGTCAAAATATTTTTACCAGCATATCCTGCTTTAATATTGAACGGGTCTTATTCAATGAATAAGCCGGGTCAAAAAATACAACCTTCCGATGTTGCAGAACAATATTTAAAAACAGAATCTGCCGCGGCGAATGCTCGCGAAGTATTGGGTTCAGGTACTATAGCGGGCTCTTTGCCGCCCACAGTAATGGAAGAAATTGCTCGTATTGTGCCATGGGCCGACCAAGCTTCTCCTTTGATGGGTAGCGGCGGAATGGGCATATATGATGCATCAACTGGTAAGTTTAATATTAGTGACGTGTCATATACAAACGGTGTTCCTCCGGCTAAAGGGGAAGCTAGACGCATTGCAAATTTGGCAAGCCCAAAACCCGGTACAGATGGTTCTATTAATACAAGAAGCAAATTTGGCATGCCGAGTCATACTAATAACGCCGCTAGGGGTTCATTTTCAATTCCTAAAGTAGGATCTCATGTGTGGGTTTTCTTTGAGAATGGGAACGTCAAACGGCCTATATACTTCGCTTATTCCTTTAATGATGATGAATGGAATTCTGTATTGGATGGGACACCAGATGCACCTAGCATACATCAACCTAGTTCAGTTCCTGCCGAAAGCAATTCAAAATCACCTAAGCTAATAGCTGGAAAATATACATTAACTGATCGAGGCGGTACACTTGAAATTGTCAATACACAAAATTTTGAAGCTGTAAAAATTACAGATTTTCATGGCAATACGTATCAATTAACAAATCATGGTATATTCGAAAACACTGCTACCGGCAAGAATAAATCAACACATATAGCCGGCGATTATTTTATAAAGGTTGACGGAAACTATAAAGTAGAAGTATCAGGAGACGCTCAAGTAGTTTCTAAAGGAACAAAACATCATGTTGTAGGTAATTTAAATGATGTAAAAACCCAAGCAAAATGGTTAGAAACTGCACAACCAGTCTTTAAGAATGCATCTCAATTTGCAGCGGTACCTGATTTCAAAAAGATTAAAGAATCTATGAAAAAGACAGCAGAGAAAAAAGCACCAAATGATTTTTTCTGTTTACCTAAGTTCATGAATTTTAAATTACCTTTTGGATTACCTTTAACATTATTTCTCAAGCAACTCAATTTAATGCTTACAGGAGTGGGCGCGTATTTAAAGATGGGGTTATTGGTTATTAAAAATGTTCAAGAGTTGGCAGATTCTGTTTTGGCTTTTATAAGAAATCCATTTTCGTTCATATTTGCTTTGCTGGGAGATCCAATTAAATTATTAGGTATTTCACTTTGTAATAGTAAAAATAAAAAATAAATTATGTCTTGCCCTCCTGATAAAAAACAATTACAAGCACTAGCTGCCGCTCAACAAAAAATAAAATCCATAACAAACAAATTAAATTCATTTGGTGTTGGATCGATTATTAAAGGATTGGGTGCCAAATTAATACCTGCTAGTCTTAAGAATCTGGGCAATACAGCAAATGTTCAAACACGGCAAGATCATGCCGGTGTCATAGAAGATACAGCTTCTAAATTGGCGCCCATAGAAACAGAAATGTCTCCAGGTGGTACAGAAATCATATCATACACAAATGATTTGCATATAACAGTGGGGGGAAAGTTTGTATCATCGCAATCATGCCCGCCCATTAGAAAGACATTGGGATTACCCGTTATTGAAAAGATAGAAATCAATAATGATCGAACAGACGCAAAATTATCCGATGCACCTTATGTAGAAACATTATCACATCCAGTACCTTGGGGCAATTATTCTATATTAGCCAACAATAGTTTTAATTTAGTAGTAGGAGCAAATGGAATAGTAGTGTCCACTGAAGGCAACTATGATGTCAATGCATTTGGAGTATCTACCATATCTTCTCTGCATGGACTCAATTTAACTACATCAGAAGGCAATCTTAATATCATATGCGGTAATCATGTTCAGATAGTTGGTAAAACGGTTAATATACAAACGTGCAATGAAAATGATCAAGTAGTTATTAATAGTAACCTAGGTATTAAGAAAAATGCAGTAGTTCACGGATCACTTTACGTAGATGGCGAAATCTATGCACAACATTTAACTACGCCGGCACAAACACAAGAAACTTCAGAGACTATGGCAAAAGCATTTTTGCCGCCCGAGCAAGTCATTGCTTATGCAGACATAGGCCCTCTTATCACTTGGATAACACAAAACTTTGCTTTGATATCTGCATCGATTGCAAGTCAAATTCCAATGGGCCCACATGCTTATATATACATGCCCGTCATACCAGCAAATATGTATTATCCTGGTATGAAACTTGCCTGTCGTTCATTCGAATACTTTGGTACAGGTATACCAAATGGTACATGGAGCATGATGCCCGCGGGCCCTGTAGGCAGTGTATTTGACCCACTATCACTTGCAGAGCTGCATTCAACAGATAATGCTAATAAAGCAGTTTCTGTTCTACCTCATAATCACCAATATTATGGCCCCGCTTCTTCTAAATTACAAGGTAATGGTGATGTAAGAGATGCAGCAGCTTCTATTATTAATTCAGGTTCAACTGGTGAAGCACAAGGAGTTGTTCATGGTGGTTCTGGTTTACATGTCTAGACCACCAAGTATTCAGTCAACGCTAAATCAACTAATGTGCTAGCACCGGCATAAGACATAGCACTTTGTAAGTCTTCTTGCACTTCTTTTAATTTTTCAAAATATGTCATGCCATTTGTAGGCAATAACATCTTCTTGCCTTCTACATTCTTTTTAAATCCTTTGTTCTCTGCAGAAGCTGAGCCAAAATAAACCTTTTCGCCGTTAATGATTTCCCCGGGACTATCCACACATTGTGCAAATACACTACCGGCCATAACCATATCAGCTCCTGCGACCAACGCTTTAGCTATATCACCGTTATGTTGAATACCGCCATCGGCAATTAATTTTGATATTGGAAAAGCTTCCCTGATCCTTTTTATAGTAGAGAACATTGGCGTAAAGAATCCAGTCTTTAACTTTGTAATACAAGACTTCCCGGGTCCGATACCTATCTTAATAACATCAGCACCCCAACTAATTAAATCAGAAGCACCTTCAGGAGTACCTACGTTTCCAGCAACGACACATGAACTAGAAAAATTTTGTTTTAGAAAATATAACATTTCTTTCATGTTATGACAATGACCATGCGCAACATCAACCGTGATGTAATCTACAGACAAATTTGCATTTTGTATTTTGCGTAATGTATCATAATCACCATCTTTAATACCTACTGAAATGGAAATAGTATTCCATCCTTCTTTATTCGCATTCAAGACAAATTCATAATTGTCAATACCAAACCGATGCATGACATAGAAATAATTATTTGATTGTAACTTATTAGCTAAATCACAATCAATAACGCATTTCATATTAGCAGGTACTAACGGCACCTTGAACAATTTATTATTCAAATATACATTAGTAGATAATTCCGATCTACTAGTTCCGTTAAAGTATTTCGGAACTAGTGCTACATCATCATAACTAAGGGCTCTTTCCATAAGCCCAATATACATGATCAAATTACATTGTCAACCAACCCGTATTTCAAACAGGTATCACTATCCATCCAAAGATCGTGCTTAAGAATAGAATCGAGTTCTTTCATAGGAATCTTTGTGTATTGTTTGTATAAAGATTTAATAAGAGCCATTAAGCGCTTATTATTTTCTTGACCATCATTCATCTGTTCATATGTGCCGGCACAGACGGAAGACAATTGATGAATCAACATGAATGCATTCTTCCCAATAAAGCGTTTTTTGCCGGCGATAGAAATAATAGTAGCTGCTGATGCTGCAGCACCTTCTACATAAGTATAAACACGGCTTTTGAGATCTCTAATAGTATCTACAGTAGAGATACCGGCAAATAGGTCACCACCATAGCTATTAATTCGTAAATGAATAGTAGGTGTAAAATCTTCTTCGTTCATGAGCATCTTAGCTTGAAATAACTTATTATCTACCTCTCTAAGAAGTCTGTTTAATTCAGCACATGATTGTGTATGAATATCACAATAGAAGAATATTGAGTTGTCGACGGACTTAATTGATCCTCCTGTTGTAATTAAGTCGGCCATTGGTGGCGCAGGTAGAGTTTCTTTCGAAGGCTCTCCCTCTGTTGTCAGACCCCATTTTTTTAACATTATATTAATTTATCTTATAGGTCTATTTTAGCAAACGTGAAAATCCCAAAATAAAAACTCTATTTCCATTATCATCTAACACATCGGTTGCATGGCATTTTACCGTTGTTATTTCTTGTGTAAGTCTATGTTGATAGCGAAATGTTTCTTCAAATGGAATACGATTGTCAACCATTTCTCTCCACTTCTCTTGTACATGATCGCGATCTTCTGGATGTATAGATAATAACCAATTATGTCCTAGTGCCTCTGATTCGGACATGCCGGTCAATTGAATCCATTTACTATTTACCTTTATACATTTACCTGCTGCATCACAAAGAAAATGTGCTAGCTCCAAAGTATCTAGCATGGTATAAATCAATTTGCCCTGCAATTTAATCTCTGAATAAATGTGTGTTTGGTGCTGTGCTATCTCTTTTATCGAAAGTGGCATTTCCTTCAGACCATCCAAAAAGTCCTTTATATCAGAGTTGGTTAGTTTCTTTTTGATATAAAGATAAGTAGAAAATAAAGTTAATGCTGTAGATACAGCATAATATAACCATGTAGAATGATTTTTTATAATCTGAAGGAAAAAATCTTCCATATTATTTTTGATCAATATTTTCTTCTTGATTTACTTCTAATTCAGATGTATCGAATAACGCCTTTACTGAAATTAGACAAGGCATGGCAGACTTAAGAAAAATGCCCGCCCATTTTGATGCATTCAGAGAACCGAAAGCAAAATCAATCTGATCCAATTGCGATATAAATGCAATGAGAAATGTAGTAACCACATATCCCATGATTTTTGCTTTGTTCTTTTCCATATTAATATTTAATCAAATTTAAGCAAAAAAAATCGCAGGATTACTAAAAAAATGTAATCCTGCGAATATTTATTTATCTCTATTAACTAATTTGCACCCGTTTTAATTTTTCTTTTGTTGTAGCTTTTCTCGGTACATTAATAGTTAATACACCGTCTTCTTGTTTGGCGGATAATAGCTCAGCGTCAAAATCTCGGTTAATAGTATATGACCTGGTAAAGGTTTCTTCACTTTGACCTGATTGTGTTTTTATAGTTCGCTTAGCTGAAATATAAACTTCATCCTTTCCTAATTCAATAATGGTGTCGTTTTTCTTTACACCAGGCAGATCTACTTCAATGGTTAAACCTTCTGCAGTAGTAGAAAAGCGACTAGTCTCTTCTGAGAAGTTATTGAATAAATTACCTTGGGATGGTGCTATATTTCCTAATAAGGACCAAGGGTTACCGACAAGCTTTTCCCAGACGTTGTCCGAGAGTAAACTTGTCCCGATTCGTGGGATTAATGATGTACTCATATGTATTTTTGTAGCAATTTAAAAATAAAAATATATGTGCTACAAAAATATTTATTTGAGATTTAATTTTATTTCAATGTTTTCTAGTAAAAAATGATACTGTGGTTTAAAATAACCGCGAGCTTCTTGTAAAGAAGCATTCACATACTTGGGATTTAACCAAGTTAAATGCTCTTGCAGTACACCGCCGCAAGGAGATTTAGATACGATGTACTGAAGAGCTAATTTTTCGTCTGACGTTAATTTTTCTAAATTATTTTTTGCTAGCATTTTTCTTTTTGCTTTTTGCAAATGCTTTTGAACGTGCTGCTTCCCAAGGTTCAATCTTACCGTCTTTGTTTACATCATAGCCACCGTCTTCGCTAGTTTTAGTCTTCTTGTCTTTCGTTTTTAAATCTTTCTTGGACATTTTTTTTATTTTTTTTGCTTCTAAAAATAATTCAACAAGTTCTGAGAATTTCATATATTTCTATTTATATAAAACAAAAGTTTTTATATTTCTTTTTTTATAGAATTATTACTATAAATATAGGAATGAATAGCAAAAGGGCGTCTCTAAAAAAGTTAGATAAAAAAATTAATGCTGAAGATGCTTTTGATAATTTTTTAAGCACGCTATCCGAACAATTAGGCAAATTAAAAAATCTTAATGAAGAAATAGTTCATGAACAATTAATTACTGCTACACAAAACCATCCTGTGCCCCATACTGTTAATACTGACAAGTATTTGCATTTTTTAGAAGAATTAGAAGCTATTCAAAAATCGAGTTCTGAATTGCCTGAACAAAATAAAGATATAACAAATATATCTTCACAAATAAACGATGAATTAAAAAAATTTAAAACACAGTTAGGCAGAATGGCTTTAGAGGGTGGCGGCGGCACAAATGCTGTTCAATATAAAAATGGTGGATTCATGGATGGTGAATTATTAGTAAGTGGTGATATATCCACGCTAGGAAGTTTCATTCAAGATGGCAATAATTTATCAGATACAATTAATGAATTAAAGACTATAATATCATCTAATTCTGCACAGTGGATTGCTGGTGGTTCGGGTGGAGATCTGCCTGTTTTGTCCGGGAATTGGGAAAACACCTACACTACAGTAAAAAATAATAGTGCTGAATGGGAAAGCACATACACTACTTTTAGAGATAGTAGTTCTTCTTGGGTTGGGCTTGGTGAAATGAAATTTGCTGTTGATATTATTGGCAACAACAATGACACTATATATACATATGCTCATGGATTAGGGACTCCTGATTTTGTAGCAACAACAATTGATAAAGATACAAATACTTTTGTTCTAGCTGCAATATCCGCAGACGATACTAATATAACTGTAGAATTTGCAGAGCCGTTTTCTAATACATATAGATTAGTTGCAATTGGCGCCGGTCAACCAGCTGTTTCTTTGGGAACTGTAATTTCTGATTCTGCTAAATGGAATAGTACTAATACAACAGTAAAAGATTTCTCTGCATCATGGGGGTTCAATTTAACTAAAATAATAACACCCGGAGATTATTCACAAAGTAATAATTATACACACTTTGTTTACGATGATGATACAGCGGGGGGTAATATTATTACAAACTTATTACCAGTTGCTAATCATGCCGGTGTTAAAGTACATAAAAAAATAGGAACTACAGGAACAGTAACGCTATCGGCACCATTGGATGTACTTATAGATGGCCAGCCGTATATTATTCTTAATACACAATATCAATCAGTTCAGTTATATACTGACGGTATTAATTATTACATTCAATAAGAATGGAGCCTCGAGTGGGAATCGAACCCACAGTAGCTTGCGCTGCCGGTTTACAAAACCGGTCCTTTACCATTCAGGGCATCGAGGCATTAAAGAACGTTATTTGTTCTTCTTTTTATTAGCGCCTTTTTGAGAAGACTTTGATCCTGGCTTTTTTGGTTTCTTTTGTTCTTTACGTTGTGAGTGATCTCCTTTTCCCATAGATAATTATTTATTCTAAGCGCTTATCTAAATAATAACGTGTATCACACTTCTGGCAACCTACCAAAGCATCAATATGTTTGGACTGACCTCTCACTCGTCTCGCTCGCTTCTGGATGGTCTCCGGCTGTCTGGTTTGGGATATCTTCTATACCCGGGAGGGTTTGGGGTTGTCATTTGCTCCTAGAGAGCGGTGCTGTTTATAGAAATGTTCCGCCACACGGTATATCATTCTCTCCAAATCCTCCGGTATGGTCTCCGAAAGATGCACAACTATGGGATTGTTATTCTTCGAAATTCAGTGTATTAGAATATGACTACTTAGCTGGTATGCGATGTCAAACGATACCAGAAGGTCGTCTCGGAAGGTATCTATTCACAGTGGTTCCCTATGGAGAAGGGTTTTCGGAATACCCTGAGCAATCTAAAGAGTTTTTCTTTGTGCAATTGGATACCGGTAGATTGGTAATCTTACCCACTAATCGTTTATTATTCCGAGACCAATCATTTACCAGAGATGTTTCGATACCATTAAAGGTATCCGATACCATTTGGCGATGTGAATAATTTCCATTCATTTATATAAATAAATATATGTCTTTTACCAATATTAATATTTGCAAATCTGAAACTAAAGCAGTACCTGCAGGTGGTGCGCTAGTGGGTCTTTTAAATCAAGAATGTTCAGAAGTATTTGTTCGTAATATTGGGTCAAATCCCGTTTTAATTTATCAGATAAAAGCTGACGGGACGGGTCCAGAGGCAGGAGCTTTTACTTTAAATGCGGGGCAAGACTTTACTTTTAGGGGAGTAACAAAGGGTTCTGATCTCTCAGCATCTTCTTCTTTTGGTAGTACTATTACATGCCGTACGCAATTTTATTCATTCACATTGCGATAATACTGCAACCCATTATAATGGGTATATGATTTATGAAGATTGTGGTGGTAAAATATTTGCTTATTTTACTGCAACACGTCTATTTGACGTATCATGGTGGTCGCATGATTATACCTATATGATTAATGAATGGGTAAAATTTATATCATATTTGGATATGGGTATTGAATTTGTGCAATTTAATAGATCTAAAAAATATAATGTTTATGATGCATATGAAGTCATAGATGAAAAGAAATGGTTATTAAGTAAAATAAAATATGCATTATAATGACAATGATCATGTTTTATCTAAAATCTTTTATAAAGATTATTGTGAGTGGTACCACTCTTTATTAAAGATGCAGAGTTTAACCCAGAAATCTAGCTTTGCAGATTTTATTGATGAAAAAGATATTGGCCTTTTACATATCAAATTTTTAATATATGAAATCATAGATGAAAAGAAATGGTTATTAGCTAAGTTGAAATATGGAATTTGATTATACGTTTATCCCGCGCGTTTATGATCTCTTTAAAAGGGATTGGAAATGTAGTAAAGAATTCTATTCTGAATTCATAAAATCAAAAGATTTCGGTATAGAGACCAATCATACGCTAAAAGAGACAGAAATGCAAAATGGTAACGAACAGTTATATACAGACTATTATAAAATAGTAGATGAAAAGAAATGGTTATTAACTAAGTTGAAATATGGAATTTAAAGATTATCCTGGTAATATATATGATATTCTTTACAAAGAATGGAATTGGAAACAAATTCCAACATGGAAGTCCTTTATCGATTCAAAAAATTTAGGCATTGAATTTATGTCTAAGCCCGGGCCATGGCCACTAGTCCATAACTATAAAATAGTAGATGAAAAGAAATGGTTATTAACCAAGTTGAAATATGGATTTTGATTTTCAAGATGTAAATGACACAATTTATCTTGCTCTTAGAGAAGAATTCTATTCTCTCTCATATAAAAAATTCGGATGGCATTCATTTATAACTTATAAAGACTTAGGTATTAATTGTGTTAATTATTATAGCAATCTTTATAAAATTGTAGATCATAAGAAGTGGTTACTTGCTAAACTCAAATATGGAATTTGAAGATACAACGGGTAAAATTTATACTACTCTTGCAGATGAATTTAGAGACTTTAAAGGGTTATGGCAAGAGTTTCTTCAATCAAAAAATCTTGGTATATCTTTTATTCTAAAAGACTGGGGTCATTACTATACTATAGTAGATGAGAAGAAATGGCTTCTCGCGCGATTAAAGTATGGAATTTGATTATAATCTTCATATAGACGATATGAATCTATTCAATCAATGTATTGATAATGGTACTTTTGTTTTTATTCCTGAGATCTATGACTTCTTTCAAAAAGAGTATATAAAGTCTAGACCTGGGCCTTACTGGAAAGGTTTTATCTTTAATAAAGATATTGGCGTAGTACCTTGCGTCAGCCATTCAAATGAAAAAATGTATAAACACTCTATACATTCTGATTATTATTATATAATAGATAAACACAAATGGTTACTCTCTAAGTTAAAATATGGAATCTGAAATTAATCATATCTCAATTTTTAATGCTCTAATATCTCAATACAGAGTGATAAAAACACACCCCCAACAATGTAGTACTACTGAACTTTGGCAAAATTATATTAATAGTTTGGATTTAGGAATTGAATGCATTCATTCTTTTGATGAACCAGAAAATGATGAATATAGAATCATTGACGAGAAAAAATGGTTACTCTCTAAGTTAAAGTATGGAATCTGATATTGACCCTGATATTATATTTGACACATTTTGTTCTGATTGGTACAAAATAGATAAACCAAAAAGTCCGAAGAATAATATGCGTCTTTTATGGAAAAAATTTATTAAAAGTCTTAATTTAGGAATTGAATGCATTCATTCTTTTGATGAACCAGAAAATGATGAATATAGAATCATTGACGAGAAAAAATGGTTACTCTCTAAGTTAAAGTATGGTTTATAAAACATGCGCCAAAACATTTATATATCATCCTATTAATATGGAATGGGGTAAGCAGAGGAGTAAGAATATTATTTTTAATGAAGATACATTTAATGAATTCTTATCAGACGTTTTTGGTCTGCGTTATAATTTTAAATTGTTTCATGAGACTAAAACACCCGAGGCATACCATAATCATGAGTTTGATATTATCGAAGAAAAGAAGTTTCTTTTAGCAAAGTTAAAGTATGGATTCTAATTATATACAATCAGATTTAATTTCTGATAAGCTAGTCCATATTTGGCGTAAATCAAATATTAATCACTACTATGATTTCATGAAACATTTAGATATTGGCATCGTACCTGTTGGATCTGATACAGTGATCACCGGTGAATATAAAATCGTAAATGAAAAGAAATGGCTACTCTCTAAGTTAAAGTATGGAATCTAATAAATTAGATAATAATACAATCCATTGTTACAATATCTGGATTCATTTTGTGCCCTCAGAAACTTGGTTGAATTATAGAGATTATAACTATTATAGAGATTATAACTATACTAATAATATTTGGGCAAAATTTATTGACCACCTAAACATAGGAATAAAATGCTTGCAAGGAAAACCCGACTACTATCAAATAACAGATGAAAAGAAATGGCTACTAGCTAAGTTAAAGTATGGTTTATAAAACAAGTTCTAATACATTTTACAAACATCCTATTAATCGAGAATGGGAAAATTATAATAAATTCACAGCTGAACAAATTTTATTCGAAAATTTATACCGAGGCGATTTATTCAATAAATTCTTAATGACTCATTTCGGATTACATTTTAATTTTGAAATCTTCGATAGAATAAAAACACTTCCGGGATTTGATATGGAAACATATACCTATGAATTTGATATTCTGAATAGTGAGAAGTTCCTTTTAGCTAAGTTAAAGTATGGATTATAAACCTTATGAATACGAAGATAGTAGTAGGGTAGATGAAGCTCTTTGTGATCTTTTTTTAGATCAATTTATCAAACAACATGGGATACCTAATGGAAATGGTATTGATGGATGGTGTAATTTCATTAATAAATTGAACCTCGGAATCCGTGCAGAGCCTCGCGATCTATCCGGAAAAAATACTTCAGTAATCAGTGAGAATTGGATTTATACAGTAATAGATCTTAAGACTTGGTTCTTAACTCAACTCAAATACGGGTTGACTTTTCGAAATCCTGAACCAAAAGAATAGTCTTCACTCATTCGATCTATCACATCTATATTTCTAGTAGGGAATATAGAATCTCGGAGAACAACGGCCCTTCGCGCGCTTATAGGAAATCGAGAGGATTTTTAGAAAAAAAAATTTTTGGTTCGGAGGTCTTCGGAAGGCCATTAAGGAAATCGGAGGGATTTATAAAAAAAAAATTTTGAGATTCGGAGACTTGCCCCAGGCCGCGAATGGTCTCGACAGGCATCGAAAGGCCTTAAAGGAAATTCTAAGATTTGTATAAAAAAATTGGGCATGCCCCCTCTACCGGCCACTTCCGCCTTCTTTGTATATAACACTATTTAAATACTCTCTCTTGTCTAGAGAAGCGGTAGTCTACTAGACTGTATAGTCTATAGATCATACACCTATTAATTTAGGTAAAAATAAATATGACGTATGATATTTAAATGCGAGCAATGCAATAAAACATTTCGAAATAATATGTCATTGAATGGTCATAAAGCATGGCATGTTAAGCGTTCAGGTAAAGACATTGCGTCTGCTATTCAACGAAACAAACAAAGATTGGAAAGGAATAAACAATTATACTACGCTGATCCACGCCGGTGCAATCAATGTCATGAGATTATTTGTTATGAAAAAGCAATACAAAAGCGCAGCGAAAATATTTATTGTAATAGTTCATGCGCAGCCTCTTATAACAATGTACATAAGAAATATGGTACTAGGATATCAAAATTAGAAACGTGGCTAGCCTCAAAATTGAATACAATGTTTCCACAATTAGAAATACATTATAATAGAAAGGATGTCATAATGTCCGAGCTAGATATTTTCATTCCTGCTTTACAGCTAGCATTTGAATTAAACGGTGTGCATCATTATAAACCAATCCATGGCTGCATTAAATTAAATAGGATTCAACGGAATGATAACCTTAAGGTTTTGGCATGTATTAAACATAATATCCAATTGCATGTCATTGATACATCTCAACATAATTATGTTAAAGAATCAACATGCATACCTTACCTCCACCAGATTGCAGAGGTCATTAAAAAGAAACTCCCGGAGTTGGACTCGAACCAACAACCGTTCGGTTAACAGCCGAATGCTCTACCATTGAGCTATCCAGGATTCGTTTCACGGTGACATTTATTTACGTCTCCGAATTAAACAGGCAACAATTATTAAGCCTTAAAGATAGCCCATGCTCATTGAGATCTGATCATTAGCCTCTTGCTTCTTTCGTTTTTCTTCTTCTTGCTTATAAGCCTCAATCATCTTTGCAAATAGCTCTTCAGTCTTCTCTTCATTATCCCTATAGGAATAGCCTTCCTTAATTACTTCTGCAGCTTTACCTTCCCAAGTGAACTGTTGGCAATAACCAATCTCAGTTCGAACAGGCTCATGAACACAGATCACATTCTTCTTAATGAGACTAGAGATCACTCCGCGAGCCTTCCTAGGATCTAGATCATGCTCATCAGTGTATCCAAAGTCATGACCATTCCCCAAAGCAGAATAGTAAAAGCTCTTCAATAGTTCTAGTTCGTTATCTGTAAATGTCATAATGTTAATAAGCGTTCTTTCGAAAGGTTTCTTTTCTATTTAGATAATACACAAACTCTTCATTCTTTTCAGAGTACTTGATCGTAAAGCGATAATACTTGTTGAGCTTAAAAGGTTCTTTGTTCTCATTAAACCGAGGAGGTTCCTCTAAGGATACATTACCATCCAAACGTTCTATTTCTTCATCTGTTACAGTGGCGTATAAAGATTGTTTAGTATCTGACCATTGATAGAAGTCTTGAATGTACTTTCCTTCTCCGCATGAGAACTCTATGTCAAAAGCTTCTTCGATATGCTCAACACTACCGCATGCTTTATGGAGCGTGTTGTATTGCTCTTCATCCCAATCATCTGCTGGGAACTTTAGGTAGATGTCAAGCTGAGTAGTCATAAGTTCTTCTACTTTATTATTTTAATGGGTTTCGGAAAACCAATGGCTAGCCAATTACTTCAGTTACAGTAGTCTGTTTGATAAACCGATGCTTCTTCTTCGTTTTGAGATCTTCGTAAGCCTCATAGGCCTCAAGA